CCACACCTTACAATCAAGGATATTCCTATGATTGCGGTTAACCATACTTACAAGACACTTGAACTTTATGCCAAGGATGTTGTAGGTGGTGGTACTGGTTCGTATTACTCAGCCGATAACATTTTCATCATTGGTCGTCAACAGGAAAAGGACAACAAGAAAGACCTTGTTGGATATAACTTCATCATTAACGTAGAGAAGAGTCGCTATGTTCGTGAGAAGTCAAAGATTCCTGTTACTGTATATCATGATGGTGGTATTAGCCGTTGGTCTGGTTTACTCGATATCGCACTCGAAAGTGGGCATGTTGTTAAGCCAAGCAATGGTTGGTATTCCAAGGTAGACCAAGATGGTGTGATTGAGGATAAGAAATATCGTCTCAAAGATACAGACACTAAAGATTTTTGGATGCCAGTGCTTATGCAAAAGTCTTTTATTGAGTTTGTTAAAAACAAATATCAAGTAGGTTCATCAGATATCCTTAAAGATGAAGATATTGATGCAGAACTTGCTGCAATTGATGATGAAGAATAATCTACGTAATTATACTGCTGTGCAAAATCGCAGTAATGGTCATGATGCGATAAAGTTGACAGATGGTGCATATGAAGGTATAATTTATCAATATGGTAGAGTTGGTTTCGAAGAAGATGAAACCAACGATGCTTTGAAAATTAGTTTTGAATATGAAGTTCTTGACTACAGCGATAAGGTTATCACTGATATGAAACCCTTTGAGAAATACATAGGTGATATACTTCAAGATCTTATTCATGAAGGTATTGCTAATAATAATTTAACGTATACAGGTGGTGTTGATGAGAATAGAACAGGCGATCCTATCGAACCTGATTCACAATGAGGAGTTCTGCCGAAAGGTAGTTCCTCATTTAAAGACTGAGTATTTTGCTGATCGTAAAGAAAGTGCTATTGCTAAAATCTTAGTTCAGTTTTTTGAGCAGTATAATAAACCAGCATCGCCTGAGATTCTGGCTATTGAGATTGGAAACATTACAGGGTTGACTGATAAAGAAGTTCCTGAGTTTCTACAGTATGCCAAAGAGTTGACTAACAAAGAACCTAATGAAGAATGGTTGACTACTCAGACTGAGAAGTTTTGTAAAGACAGGGCAGTTTATAATGCGATTCTTAAGTCAATTCAAATTATCGATGGTCGTGACAAAGTTCATCAACAAGATGCAATCCCTACTATTCTTAGCGAAGCACTTGGTGTTTGTTTCGATAATCATGTCGGTCATGACTATATCCAAGATGCTAATGAGAGGTATGATTTTTATCACAGGGTTGAAGAGAAGATTCCTTTCGATCTTGAGATGTTTAACAAAATCACCAAAGGTGGACTGAGCAAGAAAACTTTGAATATTGCTTTGGCAGGAACAGGTGTTGGTAAGTCGTTGTTTATGTGTCACGTTGGAGCCAGTGTTCTGATGCAGGGTAAAAATGTTTTATACATAACAATGGAGATGGCAGAAGAACGTATCGCTGAACGTATCGATGCAAACTTACTCAACCTAACCATGGATGAATTAAAAGTTGTTGACAGAGATATCTTTGATTCTCGTCTACAGAAGATTGCTACAAAGACACAAGGAACACTGATTGTTAAAGAGTATCCAACTGCTGGTGCTCATGCTGGTCATTTCCGTGCTTTGATGGAAGAATTAAAAATGAAGAGAGAGTTTACTCCAGATATTATCTTTATTGATTATCTGAATATCTGTGCTTCGTCTAGAATGAAGCAAACACATGGTGTGAACTCTTATACATATATTAAGGCGATTGCTGAAGAACTTCGTGGCTTGGCAGTAGAATGTAATGTTCCCATTGTTTCTGCTACACAAACTACTCGATCTGGTTTCACCAATTCAGATCCAGGACTTGAAGATACTTCTGAGTCGTTTGGTTTGCCAGCTACAGCTGACTTTATGTTTGCGTTGGTTAGTAATGAAGAACTTGAACAGTTAAACCAGATTATTGTTAAACAGTTGAAGAATCGTTACAATGACCCAAATTTCTACAAGAGGTTTGTGGTTGGTATTGATAGATCTAAGATGAAGTTGTATGATGTTGAAGTTTCTGCGCAAGCAGGTTTGTCTGATGTTGGGACCAAAGAACGAGACGAGCCAGTATTTGATAAATCAGATTTTGGCAAACGACTACATAGTGAAAACGAATTTAGTGGATTTAAGTTTTAGGAGAATAATATGACAGTTAAAGTTATTGTTGCCGATAAAAAGATTGATTGTAAACATTTGATTGGTCAATTCGTTGACGAGAATCATTACGATCATCTTATTGAAGAAGATACGGATGTTTACATGCCAGCACCTTATGGTGAAGATCCTATCAATGAAGATAGGATTGTATTGAAGTTCCGTAAGAACTTCTTCACCAAAGAACAGCAAGACCAAGCGTATGCAGGTCTTCGTGAAGCTGCAACTGAAACACAGAATCGTGGTGCTGCAGCAGGTCCACGTGGTGAGAAGTTGGGTAATCGTGAATGGGTTACTGAATATGAATCTGAAATGGTTGAGTATTTCCTAGATCCATATTCTGGTCTTGCAGGAGATCCTGTTGAGGACATTATCAAACGATACAAAGGTAAACCACCTACTCCATCTAATCGCAATAATGTTTGGTCTATTGAAAGAACTAAGTCTACCAATTTTAATTTCGACCAGTGGGTTGAGAAAGTTCGTGCACTACCAAGACAAGAACAGATCAAAGAAGCAAACTTTGTTGCTGATGAATTGATTTGTGCAACTACCTACGCTAACTCAGTTTACTCTGGTATCGCAGGTTGGTTCGATCGTTATCCTCGCATTCCTTATGGTCGTGCAACATCTTATACTGCCAAGAATCCAGAGAAGTTTGCACTTGCTTACCCATTCCTACAAACATTATCCAATGGTTTTAGGGATTTACTTCCACAGCGTTATGAAGCACAGATGAAAGCAGCGATACAAGTCGATCCTCGTTTCCTAGTTCCTGGAACTCCTTTTACAACTGTTACTGTAAATAAGACTTTCAGAACTGCTGCCCATACAGACGTTGGTGATTTGAATAGTGGTCTTTCAAATCTATTGACTTTGTCAAACGATGGACGTTACAGTGGTGGTTATTTGATTGCACCTGAGTATCGTGTTGCTGTTAATCCACGTCCAGGTGACTTGCTATTGATTAACAACCATGATGTTATGCATGGTAATACGCCTATTGTTTGTGAAGAAGGATCTGAGCGTATCAGTTTGGTTTGCTACTTCCGTGAGAAGATGCTTGAATTGGGTTCTTGGGAATATGAGAACTGTCGTTATGAGTTTGTTGAATCTCGCAGAAAGAATCCTGAACATCCAATGCAACGTAAACTTTGGAATGGTGTTTCCGAAGGTATGTGGACTTCTGATGAGTGGTATGAATACTGCAGAGACAAACTAGGTGAACAAGAGTTACTTAAATATCATCCAGATTCACAAAAGTCTGGATCCCTTGATGAATTTTTTGCGTAAGGTTTATTATGTCACTACATGAGTTTCTTGGTGAAGAAAGATTGCTAGAGTGGTTCTATTCTAAGAACTCTAGCAATACTGGAACTAAAGTTGGTTATCGCAGAGTTTCTGGTAAGATTGGTTTGACCAATAAAGAGAATGGTGTTCGTGGTGCTTGGGTAGAGAAACGTGTTGCTCTATTCAAGAACATGCTTGACTTTGGTTATCGAATCATTCCTTTATCAGAAGCAACAGATCCAACTAAAGATGATGGGTTTGAAACTTTCTCTGACTATCAGGAATGTGATGTTCTTATGCTTGAGTTCGGTGGAACTAACTTACAGTTCTATCAGAAGTACTGGGATAAAACTGTTGAGATGATTAAAGCACACAAAGGTCGCATTATCTTTTTGAATGACGATCCAGATCTTCCATTCCTTTGGGAACTGTTACCTGATGAAGATTGGTCACGCTGGACTATCGCAGCCAATGCCACTGAGTGTAATGAAGTTGCAACTATTCTAAAATGCCCTATCGGCACAACTACTGTTGATTTACCAATGGCATCTGGTATGGAGTTTGCTGAATTTCATGCTGGCACTATTCCAAAGGTTGTTTATATCGGCAGACCAAATGGAAGAACCAAATACTTCAAAGAGTTTACTTCTTCACGTTGTCTGCAAGTTGCAGGTAAAGAAGCTGAGTGGGATGATTTTGAAGCACTTGAGATTCTACCGAATCCACAGCAAAGAGATCGTAGAAAGTTCTACCAACAGTTCTATGGTTGCTTGGCTGTCTATGACGACAAGCATAAGAAGTCTGGTTGGAGAACTGGTCGTGCATATCATGCTCTTTATGCAGGTATTCCTGTCTGTGCACCGCAGGGTAACAATGGTTTAAACTGGTGTTTCCCTGTAGATACTAGAACTCATCTGGATAAGTTTGCAACATTCCCAGAAGAGATCCGTAGAAATATCTGGGAAAAGCAGAAAGCTGTTGTAGAAAAGACTGGAAAGGTTGACCCATTAATCCTATGATAGTTTCCTATGATATTGATGGGGTCTTAGCTGCCCAACCACCGCAATCCGAAATGAAGTGGGGTAAAATGAATGGGGTTCAAAGAAAGGCTAGAAAGGACTTCTTGTACGAATGGTACGAGAATGCCGAGAAACTTATAGAACCAGCCGAACCTCAATTCTACGCCATTTCTGCAAGAAAACGAGAGCCAAGAATCCACACAATCACAAAAGACTGGCTGAATAAATATTATGGTGGAAGAGTAATTTCCTTCCATCTTCTAGACAATACCAGAACTGTTGAAAACGTAGTCCGATTTAAGTCCCAAAAGGTGCTTGAATTGGGTATACAAAGACATTATGAAGACAACAAAAAAGTACTAAGAGGGATGCGCAAACTGTTACCCCAAAATGTTGAGTTGTATTTTTGGGAAAGGGGTATGCAGGAGCCAGTTCCGTTTATAAAATAGGGCTGAATATGAAGTTCCTGGAAAATTATAACTCCGACTGGATGGATTTGCTCAATTTCTATGAGCGTCCATTTAGGGCTAAACTTGTTCCAGCAAAAGTGCTAAAAGATCTGGACAAGTATAGAAACGATGCAAAAGGTTTAGCCAATTATCTTAAAAAGTGGCGAACTAAAGTTGTATGGAGAGAAGAGAAGTCTAAGGCTAGTTGGACTGAGAAGTATGTATGTGTTGGTGGTGAATACGATCCAGAAACACGTCAATCACTTCTAATAATCCATACTACTAAATTTGATACCTTTAACTTCACTGACGAAGTTTGGCAGAAATTTAAGTTTCGTTTATTACAAACTTTAATGCATGAACTAATCCACTTTATGCAATATGATAGACGTGATGATACATGGAGCAATTACGTTGTTCCATACAAGAAAGTTGGCATAGCCAAAAAAGATGCAGAAAGAAAGTATCTTTCTGAGTTCGATGAGATACAAGCATATGCTCACTGCGTGTATCTAGATTTCAAAATGTTAAGACCACACGTAGATATCAATACTCTACTAAATCGCTGCAAGAAATCTCGCGATTCAAAAACCCTCCACTATTTCCTCAAGACATTCGACTACGACTTCCGTAACAATGAATCTCCAAGAAAGATTATTGACCAGATCGGTAAATGGGATCGTAAGTACGAAAGAACTATCCGTAGACAAAGTAGACCTAAATAGATACAATAATATTGTATTGGGGTTTACATGGCGCAGCAAGGTTTCGTCTACGAAGAAAACGCATATAAAGCATTAGAAAAGATGGGCATCTCTGTCGGAGGTGTCGCTGGTGCATCACACGATAAACCAGATCTTTCAATAGTCACCAAGAGTATACAAACCCCAGTCGGTTGTGAGTTAAAGATTTCTCCAACTGCAGCTGGATCACTTGTCTTGAAATATTACAAGGGTAAGTGGATGTTCGGTGACATCAAAGGCGATCCTGAAAAGATGATGATGCAGGAGATCGCTACCAAGTATAAACTCCTAGAAAATATGAATACCAGTGGAGCTGCAGGTGCTAAATGGAGAGGTAAAGTTCCTGTACTACAGAATGACGTATCAGGTAAAAAGATCTTAACAGGTGGTATTACTGATAAACGTAAAGCATATGCCATAGACATCGAGAATTTTAAAGGTGAGAACGAAGTCCATATAACTGTTCCTGCCAAAGCCATCTGCGATTATTACAATAAAAAGAAAACCCACTATCTAAATGTGGGGACTCATGGTTTCTATCTGATGAATAAATTAGATCCTTTGAAACTTAATGCCAAGTTAGTTAAGAAAATTGAAGACTTCTCTAACTGTGCATCTGCCAGAATCCGAGTTCGTTGTCAATCTAAGGGTGGTGGAGATTATCAGTTCGTTATGACTTTGGAGTTCTCCAATGTTAGAAAATCCTTATACAATTTATGCCCCATTACGTCTGATAAAAACGTCACCATAAACCAGACTGCGTATAAATTAAGCGAAAATCAACAGCTACTCCAAGCATTCGCTTCATAGACTTTTATAAATACCTCTGTAAGTCATTGATTTAAAAGACTAAAAATAACCCTCCAGAACGTAGGGTTATTAAAAATAATGCTTTACTTTATTGCAAAAGTAGGGTATAATAACTGTATAGATGGGTAAAATGAAGTCGTTCCAAACATTCCTTAAAGAAGAAGCTGAAGAAGAGAAACTAAAGCACATCCACCATGCGGAGGATCGCCCTCTGTTCCATGGCTCTGCTGGTTTCGAACATGCTCATGGTGCACTCAATCAAGCACATGAACACGTTAAGTCAGGAAAGCAAGATAGCAACCTGACCATGAAATATGATGGTTCTCCATCTCTGGTTTTTGGTCATCATCCAGAGACTGGTAAGTTCTTTGTTGCTTCCAAATCTGCATTCAACAAAAACCCAAAAATCAATTATACTGCCAAAGACATCGATACCAATCATGGTCATGCTCCAGGTCTCGCAGAAAAATTAAAACACGCATTGAAACATTTACCAAAGGTAGCACCTAAGCAAGGTGTTTATCAAGGTGACGTTATGCACTCTGAGGGTGATGTTAAATATGATGAGAAGAAGGGAACTGCTTCTTATACACCAAATACAATTAAGTATACTGCTCATGGCGATGAAGCCAAGAAAGCTGCGCAATCTAAATTTGGTTTAGTTGTTCACCAGAAATATGAAGGTAAAGATTTTGCTTCCATGAAAGCAACTCCGCATCCTGACATGAAGAGTTTTGGACAGCATAAAGATGTTCATCTTTCCAGTGCTGAGTATGATTCAAGTAAAGTTAAATATAGTCAAGCCGATCAGAAAAGATTCCAGACTCATATGAATGCAGCAAAAGATATTCATGATACTCATGGTGCCAGCATGTATGGTGCTATTCATACAGAACATAAAGGCGATGCTGGTCATTTGGGAACTTACATCAATCAAACAGTTCGCAAAGATACAAAACCAAATGCCAAAGGTTTTATTAAGCATGTGCAAGATGTTTATGAAAAGAAAGCATCCAAGTTAAAATCTGAGAAGGGACAAACTACTCAGCGTAATCTTGGAACTGCTCATGCTGCACATATTCAGAAAAACAAAGAGCATTATGAAAACCTATTCAAGATGCATCAGCATCTACATGATGCTAAGAATATTTTAGTTAAGAATTTAAACCAGCACACTGGTGGACTTGAGCATCATATTGGTGATAAGAAAACAGATCCTGAAGGATATGTTATAAATCATACTCGTAACGGTAAACAAGAACCAACTAAACTTGTCAATCGTGCTGAGTTTAGTAAAGCAAACTTATTGAAGCCAAGAAAATGAAATCATTTAACACATACCTAATCGAAGCAGAAGAAAAGCATCATGTGTTGGCATTTGGTCGCATGAACCCAATAACTTCTGGTCACGAAAAACTTGTTGATAAAGTTCACTCTGTAGCCAAGAAACAAAATGCTGGACATACTGTTGTAGTTTCTCATAGTCAAGACGCTAAGAAGAATCCGTTGACTGGTGAACAGAAAGTTAAGCATGCTAAACGTGCATTCCCAGATACCAATGTTAAATCATCTAGTGCAGAACATCCAACTATTATGCATCATGCTTCTGAATTGCATAAAGCAGGTGTTCAACATCTACATGTGATTGCTGGTTCTGATCGCAAAAAAGAAATGCATGAACTGTTGCATAAGTATAATGGTCAAGAAGGTAAACATGGCCATTACAATTTTAAATCAATAACTGTTCATTCTGCTGGTTCACGTGATCCAGATGCAGAAGGAACTAAGGGTATGTCCGCCAGCAAGATGCGTGAGCATGCTGCTTCGGGTAATCAAAAAGCGTTTCATGCAGGTGCTCCAAGTAAGATGAGTGATGCACATAAAGAAGAAATGTATAACGATGTTCGCAAAGGTATGGGGAATAAAGACTAATGAAAAATTTTAAATCGTTCATAAAAGAACAAGAAGAATACTTAGAAGAATTGGAACAACTCAACGAAGCAAAAGATGATGCTTCTAAAGAGGGTGGTGCATCCAATAATACTAAAGGTGTTCTTCACGAAGTTTTAGTTGGTTATCATCTACAAGGTGGTAAGCATATGGAGAATCATCATCTTATCAACGAACATGGTAAACGAGAGACACCTCAAGAAGCCCATGATCGTTTAAAGAAACAGATCCACCCTAAAGATTATGAGAAAATTAATGCTAAAGCAGAATCTGCTGCAAAAGATATTAAAAAACATGTTGATACAGAACATAAGGGATTTGAAGTTCATCATGTCCATCATACCTCTAAACCAGGAGATACTGAAAAAGAAACTGGTGTTAAAGCAGCTCAATCTGGAAAAGATTCAGATTCATCTGACAACTATGTCACTATTAAACATAAGAAAACTGGTGAGATTAGAAAAATTGGTGTGAGTTTAAAGGTGAGTGATAAGGCTAGTAAAAATGTTCCATCTTCAAGTCTTGGTATGGAATCTTCTGGTGAATCTGCAAGAACTCTGTTTAAAAAACACCAAGAAGAAATTCATAAAGATCATCCAGAATTAAAGGATATTAAAAAAGAAGAACACCATAAAGACATTAAAGATGCTAGAAAAGAATGGGCAGAAAAGAATCCTGAAAAGCATGCAAAGATAAAAGAAAAAAATAAAAAATTACTCGCTAATGTCGCTAAATCTCATGCTGAAGAGTTACAAAATCATTTAAACAATGGTAATCACGAACATGTAGTAGAACATATTCGTAATGTTCTGGCAGCAAGAAAGACCCCTGCAGAAAAAGCTGGTAAAGCACATTTTATAAAACATACTACATATGTAAATAAATCTGGTATCCAACATCACATAGCGAATCCAGGCGAAGACCATGAACATATCCTTAAAGATCACAAGAATATTACAGTTAAAGCCAGTGGTGGTTCTGTTCACTTCTATCATAATGGTAAGAAGTTCGCTTCTCAAGCCCACAAGTTTGACTCTCAATCTGATCCATTATCAACAATCAAGAGTGCAGGTAAAGCAGTATGAGAAAAATTCTTATTGCTCTAACATTAGTTTCATTATCAGCATGTTCAATCATTTTACCAAGACCACATGATCCAGAAATGTTTGGACGTTTGGTTGATGCTAAAATTTCAGTTGATAAATTAGAGTGTGGGAATCAATTAGCATTTCACAATGCAGATGAATATATTGAGAGATTAAAGGTTTATGCCACATTAAGATCTGATCCACAAGCAGATTCTATTGGTAAACTGCAAGACGCTATTAAAAAAGCAGGAGAGTCTAAGAATAAAGTCTTCTGTGAATCAGTTGTAAAAACAAACAAAGTTAGAATTGATGTAATAGTAGATGCTTGGAAAGGAAGATAATGACTACATTCACTACAGAAGATAGAAAAACTGCTTATGATCCAGGGATGGGTTGTGTCACTCCAAATTTAGCAGGAGATGACTTGAAACCAGATTATGTTGCAGAAGCACCATATCATCCTGGATATGAAGATGCTGTAGTAGATAAGTATGTGAAAAGCTGGATAGAGGAATATCATGAGTATCGCAATCGTCATTTGAATACTTCTAAAAAAATCATAGAATTTATGAGAGGACCAAAATGCTAGAACAATTAAGAGAAGCAGCAGGGATGGGTGGTCCAGCTGCAGCATTGGCAAATGAGCTGTTAGTTATTCGTGAGAACTACGAACAAGGACAACTATCCAAAGAAGAATATGAGTATCTGATTAACGAAATAGCCGATATTCGTGCCCAACAGGAACTCGCTACAGACGAGGTAGCATGTCGTT